TTCCGCCTGTAGCTCCAACGGTGAGGATTTCTTGGTCACCATTTTCAGTTGTACCAGTAACACAACCAGCAACGATGTAAACATTTTTTACACCACCGACTGCATCACGACATCCTTTGCATACATTAGAACTTACAAAACAAGATGAAAAACTCATAACTTTTGTTTTTTAATTTTTTGACTTTTCAAGTCCGTTTATTATGTTAAACCGTTTGTGATTACAAAATTCGGCCAAGCAAGTTGTACACCGATTTTGAAATTACATCTCAATCTAACTTCATCGAAATCTACAGAATAGAACATCTTAAGGTTGTCCATATCGCTCATTAAGTCAACACCTGCAACCGCATAACCGGCTGGCATTAACACAACAAGATTAGAGTTCAAAAGACCTCCAACAGGGTGAACGAGGATGTTCGTAGCTGGATGGAATGTTTTGAAATCTTGATAAGACCCTTCAGGATTGAAGTGGTAGTAATTCGCAGTTCTATAGTTAATCAAATATTTTCTATAGTTTGCGTGAGACATAAACACAATCCAGTCAGTTCTGTTTACAACGTCATCAGGGATTTGCTCAATAAGAGCATCTACTTGAGAAAGTGCAGTTGTAGATGCGATTGGTGATTGACCAGAAACTACAATACCACCTGTTACAGTAGCTGTATCCGCAGTTGTACCACTTACACCTCTAACCAATTGCTTAATACCAGAGAAACAAGTTGTAGCTGAAGAAGCACCCCAAATTGTATTCTCAACGTATTGAGAAATCTGAGCCACCTTAAGCTCACTTATTTGCTGTTCGAATGGTACTGTCTCCGGTGTTGAACCAGGAGTCAATAATTGACCCAACCAGTAATTATTCAAATCAGCAGGACATAATGTCTCGTTGATTTTATATTGACATACAGTGATGTCTCTTTGTGTATAGATAGTTGAACCTGATGGAGACCATCCACAAGTACCATCTTGCACATAAAGGTCTGAGTTTAAGAGATTTATAGCTTGCGACCCTTTAACTCCGGGTTGAACTTTAATCAACTTAATGGTCTCAGATTCCAAAATTGCTCTTCTAATCAACTCTCCTCCAACTTCGTCTGTGTACGTACTGAGTGAAGAAAGGTTAAATGAAAAGTCATACTTTTTGTTTGCCATTTTCTTTAATGTTTAAATTAGCGTTTATTATTTGAAACCTTGTCTGATTTTAACAAGCTGAGAAATATAATCATCTTTAGCTTGATTTAATTCAGTTTGAATTTGGTTTTTACCCATTCTTACAGGTTCTCCCGCTGGTTCCTTAGCGAATTTGGAGACCTTCTTTTTCATTTCTTCTTGGTCAGCTACAATAGAATCAATTTTATCTTTGATTTCACCTAATACAGCCATAACCTCTTTTTTGAAACCTTCCATATTGTCGTTGCCTTGAGAGAGTGCCGGTGTGGTCATACCCATCTCTTCTTCAACCTCTTCCATTTCAGTTTCAGGAAGTTCAACATTTTCTCTTTCAGTGATTTTTCCGTCTTTGGTCATAATCTTAATAAGAACTTCTTTACCTTCACTATCTTTGAGCTTTAATTCGTGCTCGCCGTCTGGTGCTGGCATTTCTTTCCCATCAGGACTTACAACTTTAACTTCTTCACCTACATCAAATGTTGGGGATTTTACAACTGTACCATCTTTTAGCGCAGCTTCTACGAAGTTTTGTTTTTGTTCCATATTGTCGTAATTTATTTTTTGGACTAATCCGTCCTTGATTGTTATTTTGGTTGTATCATCCAATTCAAATTCACCATCAGGTGCAGGAATTTGTCCGTCTTTATTGATAATATAAATAGGTTCTCCCACCGATAAATCACCCTCAGTAATGATTTCATCACCACTTTCTTTGATTTTGTAGGAATTGAATTTATACAAACCAAGCAGTTTATTAATTTTTCTTATAGCATCTTGGTAATTCATACAATTTGTTTTAGGATAGTTTTGATTTCTTCAAGTTTATCGGTAGTATCTTTATTGAACTTTGCTTTCTCAAGAAAATAACCTTGAACGGAATATCCGTTTAACTTACCTTCTTTAATTTTATTCCATATAGCATCATCTTCTATTTTCATACTTACCATCCAAGTTCCCTTTGGATAATTCATACCGAATACTTGTTGTTTATCGTATTGTGGGTCATCAACTATCCAACTCTCAACCACAGATACACCATTTAGAAACTTCCTTCCGTGCTCAACATTTGTTTTGTCTAACAATTTTTCAATCATAAACTTTTGTTGAAGTTTCTTTATAGTTTCTTCGGTAAAATACACATAGTATATCTCACCAGTAATTTCATTTCTTCTGATAATCATCTTATCAGGAACCATAGCAGGGCCTACAACCATTTTCTCTTCTAAAGAAAACACAGAAAAACTCATATCTTTTTCATCAATACTCATTTCCTCATATTTTTTTATGGTGCTTTCAACCCAAGATAGAGCCTCAACTCCACCCCAAGCATCCAGAGCTAATTTACCACAACCATCTTGATATGATTTAGAAGTTTCCAAATCTACTTTATGTCTTGAAATAAAGGATTTCATCCTCTTTACAGTATCAATAGAGATAGGTTTTCCTTGAGCTAATTGTTGAGCTCTTACTTTACCCACTTGTGTTAAACAATCATTAGGATTACCTGTCTTCTCAATATAATTTAGAGCGGCTTGAGCATTTTTACTGATAAGTTCGGGGTAATCATCGTATGATTGAAACTCTTGTCTCATCATTTGCATTTGTTCTTCTTCATCGATATAACCTTCCCAACTAAAATCTTCTTCTATTGAAGACATCTTTTCTGCCTTTGGATGGTCTTTTGGTAATAGGTCGTTGTCTGTTGTATATTTTCTATTTTGTGGTCTTCCGTTTTTTAGAAGATAAAGAAACGCATTTACACGAGCATAAGCCCACTGTTCGCTTGATTGAACCTTCGGTGAGTGTGATACATTAAAGGCTCCTAATCCTCTTTGGAATACAGATTTTAATGCTCCCAAAGTTGCTCTACCATTTTTGGTATTACTCTCTTTTTCGTTGAAGTCATCAACCTTTTTCTGTAATGTCTTTTCTTGTTCTGCTGAAACCTTTGCTCCTCTCTTACCACTCGCATCACCCTTGGCTGTTCCTTCACCTTTTGGATTCGGATTAGGGGTTCCACTCTTTGGGGCTTTATCACTTGGGTTTATACCACCTCTTGGGCCTACTTCAGCAAAGTTTTCCATTGGATTGTCACTTCCACCAACATCATCAGGGTCAGAACTATCATCAGTTATATAACTTGTATCTTCTTTTGGATGAGCCTTACAAGGCATAAACAAAGTTTTATCACCATAAGAATGAGGGTGTGAACCTTCACAACCAATTAACATAGCGATTGCTTCAGCATCCTCTTGTTTTTCAAAAAGTGGTAGTGAAGCTAATACTGGTTTTTTCTTTGGTTTTGTGATTTGGTCAACATAAGGGGATAAAGCACTAACATCAGGATTTGATGCTGCAAATCCAACTCTTGGAGGTGTATTACCTGCATTGATTGTGGCTGTGGTTCTTGTATCAGGACCTGGCATTCCATCCTCGTCCTCTACATTACCTAAAGCTCTATCGTTATTTACAATTCTTCCGGTTGGTTCATAGATAAGTTGTACCCATCTATGTCTGCAGTTATAAGACCCTCTCCAAGTGAAAATGTCGTAGCCATCAGGTCCAACTTCATTTACAGAACGATTTGACATTTCAATAATATCCTCAATTCTGAATACTCTACGAGCAGCCATCATCTCAGCACAAAATGTTCTATTTTTTTCATCTTTTGGACCTACATACTTATACCTAAATCTTACATTAGGTGTATCTTGAGCTGATGGTAAATTGGGATTGGAGATTATTTGGAACTCCTGTTTTTTGACTGGTCTAACAGCCGTAATTTCCCAACCTTCTTTTTCAAGAAAACCTTGTGGTTCCCCAAAAGCGTGAAACATTTGAATTACTTGTGGTATTTTCTCCTCAGCTAAAATATAGTGTGAACATTTACCATCCTCACAAGGAGTTCCTTTCTCCTCATTGAAATATTCAAAGTTTGCTTCGTGCGCTGGCATCTCTACTAACGCAATACCATCAAGTCCCGCTTCTTCATCTCCATCTTGGATAATAAGTTCAATAATTTTTGGGGTCATATACTAATAAATATCAATTTTTTAATAAAGTTCAATTTTAAATTGTTGAACGACTTTTTATACTTCTATCCATCATCTGTTGACTTGTCATATCACTTGCAACCACATAGGTTTTAATTGGGGTTGCTTGTAAATTCATACTACTTTGTAAATCAGAAAGTGCTTGTTGTTGTGAGAATGAACCAACAGCCAGTCCACCATCAGCAAATCTTCTACCGCCACCAATAGCATTGATTGATGAGAGTAAAGGTTTAAACATTGCTGTGGATTGTGCATTGATTACAGATTCACCGTTTGAGAGCATTGCTGGTATTAAATCTGATTTAGGTCCGCCTCGTCCTGAAACCATACCACCTGAAGCCAATTTTCTTGGTTGTTCAGGTGCTCCACCACCTGTTGAGGAATTTGGTACTGGTGTTTTAATAATATCAGCAACTGCTTTGAAACCTACCAATCCAGTGGCTACAGCCTGAGCAATTGCGAAACCTGGAATTGGTGGAGCGCCGGGTTTGGAATATTGTGCTAATGAACCAGCAATTGCTGTATAGGTATTAATCAATGAAGCCGCAACGGCTAATGCTTTACCCGCTAAGGTATTTTTACCAACTATATCTGCCAATGCAGTTATAGCTGATGCTGTAGCTCCTAATAATTTTTGTTGAGCATCAAATTTCTTTTGTTCAATAGCAATTTGAGCATTAGCAGCCTCTTCGTCGTCTTTAGTTTGTTTGTCCTTACTTTTTTTATTCAGGTCATTTATTTCATTAGAATTTTTTTCCCTTACTGCATATCTTATTCGTGCTTTTTCTGTTTCGGAAAGTTCTAAGAAATTTTTATCTTTTTCAAGAGCTTCTAATTCATCTTTTTGTGCATTTTTTATTTCAGCTCGTCTTCTTGCATTTTCATCAGTTATTAAGCTGACATACAAATCTCTTATCCTTTTAGCAAAATCCTTTCTTCCTGAAACTCTTTCCTCCTCAGCTTTCTTTTCTTCTTGAAATAATTTAATACTCTCATCAGTCAATCTTCTTCTTTCTGCAGCATCTGCTTTTTGTTGTGCAAGTCTATCGGCTTCAGCTTTATTTAATTTTTCATTTGATTTTATCGTGTTCTGAACAGCCTGTTCATTCTGAGTTTTAATTTGTTTATTTGTCTCAGTAATATTATCAAGTTCTGCAATTTTGATTTGACTTATTAAATCTTTCTGTTGTCCTTCGAGTTTGTTTCTTTGCTTATAGACATCTTCTAATCCTTTCTTTCCTTCTTTCTGTAATTGTCTTTCTTTTTCTATATTTTCACCAATCGCAGTTTGAGTAAGAGATAGTTGTTCCTTCAAATCTTTTATACCTTGAGCTCGAATAGTTTTTTCATTCGCGCCTTGAGATTTCAATGATGCAATTCTTTCTGCTTGTCTCCTTTTTGCACTAGCCAAATCCATATCCAAAAGCATATTTGACCTTTCCAATTCATCATTGAGTTGCTTTTGTTGTTTTTCTGCTTCATCTGAACCTGAAGCAAAATCCATCAATCCTTGAACAGCTAAACCGAGAGCAACCACGAGGGCTCCAATACCCGTAGATATTAAAGCGGCACTGAAGGCTTTTGCTCCTGCTGTCGCAGCAGCTTCACCAACACCAACTTTCACAAAAGCAGAAGCTAATGCATTTGAAGCCGTTGTATAAAGTTTTGTTATTCCTGTCGCTTGACCGATAGTCTTTATGACATCTTTGAAGTCATCAATGGTTTCTTTAATTTGGAATTTTAAGTCTTCAATTTTGAATGAACCAAATTGTTTTAAAATTGAAATTGCACCATTGACCTTGCTGGCTATTTCACCTATCGGACCAGGAATTAATTGAAGTGAAGTCAGAAGGTCTCCTGACTTTGCTTTTGTTGCTTTGAAAGCATCTTCTGTATCCCCCAATTTTTTTCTCAGTGCATCTAATTCAGCAGGGGAATATCCTGGTTTCTGAATTTCTTGTTTTAATATTTTAATTTGTTGTTGGAGCGTCAGGACTTTACCTGTGACTATTTCCAAGTCCTTATTATCTATATCAAATTTGATGCTTATTTTATTCGCTGCCATTATATTTCAGTTGTATTTTTCACAAAATCAAAAAGCTCTGGTAAGTTTTTTAATTGGTTATACCATTTATGGAATTGTTTTTTTTCTAATAATTCTCGATTGAGAGCTCTTCTCAAATCTCCTACATAATCTGTGAGCTCATTATCTTCAATTCTATCGGTTATTTTGTTTTCCATAATAAGAAATATCATTTTTAATTTATTCGGTCATAATTCGTCTTAAAATCATTATACACACGAGCCATCAGTTGCTGTTATTGTCCACGAACAACCACAACTCAAATCCAATGTAAATTCACAATAGATATTTGTTCCGACATTTGTATCACAACAATAAGTTGTTTCCGTACAATCCATAACTGTGATATTTTGTCCCGTGATTGAACTATTATAATAAACTCTGACTGTCACAGAACTTCCTGAGATATTGCTTCCGAAATATCCTGTTGGGTCACCAGCATTGATTGTAAAGTTTGTTCCTGAAATGTAGCTCACACTCACTCCACTGATTGTGACATCTGTAATATCAATATCCAAACTATTCTGACTATCTACGGATACATAATTACAATATTCCAATATGGTCGGAGTGTTTGTCATTGTAGGGGTGTTCGTCGGAGTGGTTTCGATAGTTCCCGTAGGAGTGCTTGTCTGTGTAATAGTCGGTGTGATAGTAGGTGTGATAGTAGGTGTGTTTGTAGGTGTAATCGTTGGTGTGATTGTAGGGGTTAAAGTCGGTGTGGGTGTAATTTGATTAAATATTACAAGAACACAAGGACAAACAGGGACTACAGAAGTAATCGTAAATCCTGTTATATTAGAACCTGTGTCGTAAGTATGGTTATGGTCGTTTTGAGCCATAACTGTTGTATATGGTTGATTGATTGCTCCACCATCAATATCAAAAGTTCCTGTTATTGTATAATCACAAACAGCATTAGCATTACCTGTAAAGTCAGGATTATCAAAAAGAGTAAATCTTATATCCTTATTCCCCTGTTGTGCGCTCTGCATATATTGAGTGGTAAATGTTCCACAAGTAGGAGTGATAGTTTGGGTGGGAGTTAAACTTGGTGTTGCTGTATTAGTAGGTGTGTTCGTAGGAGTTTCTGTGTTACTAGCAGTCATACTCGGTGTAATATCAGGGATGGTAGAAGTTGGTGTGCTCGTTTGAGTAATAGATGGTGTTGGTGTGTTTGTTGAGGTCGAAGTTGGAGTGGCTGTTTGTGTAATTTGAGGGGTTGAAGTCGGAGAACTAGTTTGTGTTGGGCTGTTTGTATTGGTAGGTGTTGCAGTTTGCGTCAACTCAGGTGTTTTTGTTGGACAATTTGTAATGGTAGGGGTGTTCGTCGGAGTTTTGCTCGGCGTATTGCTTGGTGTTACTGAAACTGATATTCTAAATGCCATTTAATTTTTATTTTAACTTCTCAAAGATGTACCTGAACTATTAACTCTTAAAATATAATTTATGCCTGTTTGACCTGAGTAAGATGTAAATACTCCACCATAAAGGATTGAACCAACATTTTCCACCAATGGTCCCGCAAGTCCGTCTTGATTTGCTGCTGGTGAAAGACCTGTTCCCACTACAAATGTATTATCGTAAGTTCCACCACTAGTAAGTCGTGTAATACCATTTACTGTAACACCTGAAACAGTAGTAAATCCTCCGTATAGATATACCCTTTCTTGAGAATCCAAATATGAGCTTTCCACAAAATTATTTATATTACTTGGAGTATATCCTGTATCCAATGTACCATCAGTATTCAATCGTGCCACTCTCGTAATTGAAGCCCCATTATACTGTGTGAAATCTCCTGTTACAATATATTTTCCATTCGACAACTGATGTATACCACCATAGGTGAATGAGTTGAATCCTGTTCCTGAACTAAATGTAGTGTCAACAGAACCATCTGTATTTAATCTAACAAAATTACCTATCACGTTTCCATTATATCCTGTAACTTGTCCACCACAGAGTATCTTTCCTGCATTGTCTACTAAAAGTGTAGTGACACCTAATCCCGCTAGTGCAATGCTAAATCCTGTACCAGCACTGAAAGTTGTATCAACAGAACCATCTGTGTTCAATCTTAATATTCTATTATAGGAGCTTCCGGTATAAGTCGTGAAGTTTCCCCCGACTACTAACTTTCCATCTGATTGTAAAGCCAAACTACGAACAGCAGCATTAAAACCTGTTCCAATACTAAATGCAGTATCTTTACTACCATCTGAGTTCAATCTAATCAAACGAGTATTTGATGCTCCTGTAAATTGTGTATAATTACCACCAACATAAATGTCTCCTGTTGTAGTATTTTCTATTGAAGTTATTACCTCACCATTGAAACCCGTTCCAATATTGAAAGAAGTATCTTTGGAACCGTCCTCATTAATTCTTATAAATCTATTCTGTGTGCTTCCTTGATATTGTGTGAAAGCTCCTCCAATATAGATTTTATTATTACCAGTCATCTTGGATAAGGTTCTCGTGAGAGCATTGAATCCTGTTCCTGTGAGTTGTATTGGAACCAATGAAGAAGTTGAACTTGGAGTTGGGGTGTTTGTCGGCGTACCAGTATTTGTTGGTGTGCTTGTTTGTGTATTCGTAGGTGTGTTGGTTTGTGTTTGTGATGGAGTATTTGTCGGGGTCAAGGTTGGCGTTTGCGTTGGTGGTGTACAAGGTCCATTGTCTACTACTCCAATTTGATTAGGGTCATAAGAAAGTGTACCAGCGATTGCGCAGAATGTAATTGATTCAGGATATGTGTTTGGTGGTTCTTCCAATGTTTGAGATTGTGGTACTCCATAGCAATCTGTCCAATTAATATCTGAAACAGTTAAGAATGTGGACAACTTAGTAGCTGTATAACTTCTACATTGACCAGGTGTTTGTGTAGGTGTGATGGTTGGTGTTAAAGTTGGTGTGGCTGTATTCGTAGTTGTAACACCAGGAAGAGTAGGACAAGGTGTCCCCGTAGGAGTTTTTGTTGGCGTGACAGAAGCTGTTATACTCGGGGTAGGAGTATTACTCGCAGTTGGTGTTAAGGTTATACGATAAGCCATTTTAAATTTGTTGTACTATATCAAATGCTGTTTTAGCGGAGCATCCACAATCACTATAAACTCCAACGCTTGACGTTGTAAATCCACTACCGATAAATATTTGTTCATAGTCATAATTAGGGTTTGGTGTTCCTTCAACTACTTCATAACAACCTATTGATGTATAAGTTGTTGTTGACCCTGTAAAAATGTTTACATAGTTTCCTACATAAGCATACATATTGTAATTCAAATCTGAGGTTGTATGGTAATCAGTTCCACCAGTACAACTAATCAAATCAAAGTATTTTACAGGATGACTTTCGTAATCTCTTGTCAGACCAATCAATTCCACATTACACAAATCAGGTTGTGTGAGATTTATGTTTGAGATTTTATTAACTCTGTAATATGTATTTTTTATCAGGATTTTTTCATCAAATCTGAGTGCAGCAATCTCCCAAGGTTTTAGATATATCTTAGCTTGAAATATTTTGTTCTCAGGACTGATTAAATCTTCAATGTAATCACTATAATAAACATCATACATATTATACATTGTCGGGAATACTGATTGAATTGTATCTGTTGTGTTTGATGAGTTCCAATTTATATATTGTGAGAAACCTGAAAATGCAAAGGGATAAGTAGAAAACCTATTAACCTCTTGCCAATAACTTATTGGATTGTTTTCAGCATACCACGTTTGAGTTGCACCAGAACTAGCTGCTGTTGGAATACCCCAATTATCATTTGGAATAACGGGACCTCTAAATACCAATCTTGGTAAAATTCTGAATGGATTGTATTGTTGTGTTGTCTGTCCGTTCTTTTGTTCATTCTTGATTGCAGCCATATTTGAAACTGTCATCTGTGGAGCTGCATTGTTATTTAATCCAATATCAGTTGGAGAACCAAAGGTCAAATCAAATACAATATTGTTGTCCTTGTAATCTTGATTTAATAACTTCTGAAATGTTCCAAAGGTTTTGTTCGAGGCAATGTTGAATTGTTGATTTCCGTAATCTTTATCTAATCTAAATCTTAAATCTAATGTTCCGTTGATATACTTTGTTGTTGGGGCTAAATTATAAGGACTATCCCAATCAATCTTTTCTGTCCAATCTAATATTTGACCCTTACCTACATAGTCAACGACTGGTTCGATAATTAAGGTATTTTGTTTCAGTGGATGCTGAACAACAACAAAATTAAATAACTTATTTACGGAGGTTATAAAATCTATTTGCTTGTATTCGTTGTCAGGAAATTCTTTCGAGTAATCAAAGTTTCCAACAATTACTGGTGGTGAGTTTAATTTGAAACTCACATTATAAATTGATGGTAAAGTATTTCCCGTAATTACGAAACCTTGTGAGATATTAAATCCTGTGATTGTGACTGGTATTCCAACGATTGATAAATAACTCGGTTGCAAATCATTACAAATGGTTGTTGAATATACTGTTGTAAG